CTGTGCAGATATGCCTAACACAAAAAAAAAGCCTTTTGGCCGGCATTTGATTTTCAAGTCCGGCATCCACACGAATGAGGGGCAGCAGGTATGGCCGCCGGATAGAGTGCGTGGGGTGCTTGATGCCACGCGCCGCCTCTCCCCTCCTCTTATTCCATATACGCTGCTGCACCCGGAGGATAATCTGCCGATTTTTGGTTTTGCTGAACGCGAATCGATCACGCTGCATGACTTGGGTGATGGCAGTGTAACGTTGTCTGCGATTCCCTTGAAGTTTGCGGAAGAGACTATTCCTGCCCTGTTAAGGGGTGGTCTGAACAAAGTATCCATTGGCCTTGGAACTGATGATCAGATCGTCCACATCGGCCTTGTTCCTAAGCCTGCTGTGGACGGACTTGGTACGGTGTTCTGCGAGAATCCTGTGCCGGCATCGAGTAAGGCTGTAGTGGTTTTTGAATCGAAAGACCTGGACAACCCGGTGAAGACAGCTTTCGGATCACCACTGGGGATGCGTGTCGGATGGATGTTTCGCGACTTGGCGTCGTGGATGCAGAGGCAACGTGATCGGGCAATCGAGAAGGACGGAGTCGAGACGGCAGATAAGTTTATGCCGCAATACCTGATCGATTCACTCAAGGAACCTATTCCGGATGATGAGCCGGTCCTCAGGGATTTGCGCTCGGATTCTGTGCCGGCAAACAGTTTTTCCAACTCAAATGATGATGATATGACTGAAGAACAGAAACGGAAAATGCAGCAGCTGGAGACAGAGAACGCTCAGCTGATAATCGAAAAGAACTCCGCTCTGCAGAAAGCTGCCGAACTCGAAGGTGGGGTTCGACAGAGAGAGATAACTGGATTCCTTGATTCGATCGCTGATCGCGTACCTGGTTCGATGCGGGGGCTTGTTGAGGGCATCCTGTCCGATCTGCAGTCCCTCAAGCCGCGAGTGTTCTCAGCGGCTGATGGTACCACACAGGAAAAGAGCAGCTACGAGGTTCTCAGGGATTTGTTGTCTTCGGCTAAGCCGGCTGTGGTCTTCAGTGAGGTGGCTACTGGTGATAAAGCTGCAGAGGGCGCCGACGCTCGGCCGATTGATCAGCGGGTATCCGATGAGCTCGGATCGCAGATCGAGGCGGCCAGGCGAGGAGCGAAGTAAACTCATTCAATACCGGTAAAAAGATTCTTATCACACAAAACAGGACCAATTATGTTGCTCAAAGAGGTGAGTTCGGGCGGATCGGAATCCGCAAATATGGTGGTGGATATGGTGCTCGCTGAGGCACCGTTGCTCAGGTTTATGCATTTTTTCGTCGAACCAGGTGGGGCCGCAAGTTTGCGTAAAGACGCCGATGTCAATGCGCAGGCTGGATTTCGCGCTCTCAACGAGGATTATGTAACATCAGCCCAGGGGGATCCGGCATTGGCGGCATTCGCGCTGAAGATCTTCGGTAAGACGCTGAAAGTCGACCGTGCATATGAACGCCGTGGAGTCGTCAAGGGTGGAGCTGACCCTGTGGTCAGTGAGCTGATGCGGCAGCTTCGGGCATTCGCCAGGACGCTCGGTAAAAACCTGCAGGAATATCTGGTCACTGGTGACACTGCAGTATCGGTCAAGCAGTTCAATGGCCTGAAAAAGACCGTCGCTGGACTGGCGGAAACGCAGACGTTGACCGAAATGGGCGAAAACGGCATGCAGATCCTTACAGGTACAACTGATGCGGCTAAAAAGAGTCAACAGGCGTTTGTTGAGGCGCTCAATACACTGATATCGTCAGTTTCCGGAGGAGCACAGTGCGTTGTGCTCAACTCGCGCGTGATCTCACGACTTTCAACCATCGCCAAGGACAACGTCAGTACGACAAAGGATGAGTTCGGTCGTCAGATCACCATGTTCAACGATGTCCCGATCGTACATGCCGGTTACAAGTATGATGGGTCGGAAATCCTGCCATTGTCCGAGACGAAGGGGACGTCGACTGATTGTACGACAGCTTATGCGCTGCGCACTGAAGAAGCGGCCTATTGGTCATTCATGACTACCCCGGGCGGACTGTCCGTTTACGATGCCCAGTTGGTCGGAAACTTCTACGAGCAGACGGTCGAGCTGCAACTCGATAGCGGCGAACCGTTCAACCCTCGCTCGATCGCGTGCCTGCCTGGTATCAGGATTGGGTGAGTAGATATCGGTGAATCCCATGATGTCGTTTAGGGGTGGTGATGGATGGGGGCCAGAACTGCCCCGTAAACGGCAAAGCTGTGAGTTACCGGTCGTTGCTCGGTGTGCAGAGAGGAAAGTGATTTTGAACGCTTTTTAACAGGTTTTTAACAGTGCCAGTCATGAGGATCATTAGTGTTGAGGAGCTTGTCGGTGTTATGTCCAATCAGGCAATCATTGACTTGACTGATGATTATGGTACTGGTGTTGTTGTGCAGGCGACTCTTGACGCTGCTGAGATGGCTGCTATTGCCGATCTCGAACGATATGCTGCTCGGTACTATGCACTTCCTTTGCCGGCGGTTGCCGGGGTTAAAGCTCTGGTACTGCAACTGACGAAGTGCCACCTCTACATGAGGAGACAGGCAGTGCCGGAAGAGGTTACAAAGCTGTATGACCAGATGCTGAGGCAGCTGAAAGATTTGACACCAGCGAGCCTTGGTATTCCCGGTGTCGAGCCTGTTGCAGGCGTCGCGGCATCTGGGATTAGCGTGTCTGCTCCTGGTCAGAGGTTTGGAGAGAATTTTATGCAAAACGAATACTGAACTATATCTGGAGACATTTATGCCGAATAAGATTGAGGGTGTTGTTGTGTCGGTTGTCGAGGCAATCGTTGTGCCGATCATTGGTCATATCCCCGCTGATAAGGCCGGTCGGGCGCTTGATGAGGTGCTCGATAGCGTTGATCGCCTTGTGTCTGGAACCGGTACGGTGATCGACGATATCGTATGGTCTGCTATCAAGGCCAAAGTCAAAGAGGCGTTTGCTGATGCCGGCCGTAGTTAAGCTTTTCTTCGCATGGCTTAAGGACGTGTTTGTCGAGGTCTGGAAGCAGGCCGTAAACACACCAAAGTATACGGCCTCGACGCGAGCAGAATCTCCAGCGACGCCAGATGAGGAGGAGGAGGTAAAAGAAAGAATCAAGGGATCTGATTTATGGGAAGAAATACACAAGTGAATTGGGACGTCCGGCAGCATGGTGCATCGGGATGTTTGAAGCCGATAATGGTGATGATCTTTGTCGCGGCCATGGCCATAACGACTGGGTGCGGTGTAATGAGATCGGTAGAACTTACCTTTGCGGATCAGGATGTGATGCTCAGAGGAGTCGAAAGGTTTGAAGGCCAGGTTGAGTATTTCGACAAAGATCCCGGGTCGAGCCTCCGTACTGGATCGTTAGTGAGAAGGCAGTAAAATAAACAGGATCTGTTGTGCGTGATATTCTGAATCGCATTCACCTTGGTGATTGTTTTGATGTGTTTCCATTTATCAATGATCGGAGTGTAGATCTGGTTCTTTGTGATCTTCCTTACGGGATTACCGCCTGCTCCTGGGATGTTGAGCTTGATCTTGATCGTCTTTGGGTAGAGTATAAGCGGATCCTCGCTCCTCGTGGGGCGGTGGTTCTTACTGCGACACAGCCGTTTGAGACCAAGCTGATCAACTCTAACCGTGATTGGTTTCGCTACAAATGGGTTTGGCGAAAAACCCGTGCGGTCGGGTTCCTCAATGCGAAGAAGATGCCATTGCGAATACACGAGGATATCCTTGTTTTTGCCCCGGGATTGACCAGGTATAATCCGCAGTTCACGCAGGGAATTCCATATGTATCGAAGCGCAGCAAAGCTGCGAAAAGCGGTGTTTATCGGGATGTGATGCGATCGGATACGGTAAATACTGGGTTCAGGTATCCAAAGGATTTTGTTGAATTTTCGAATACGAATGAGAAGGTGATCCATTCCACTCAAAAGCCTGTGGCGCTTTTTGAATACTTAATACGAACCTATACGGACGAGGGTGGCCTGGTGGTTGATAATACTTCAGGATCTGGTACAACAGCGATTGCTTCCATCAATACTGGTCGCAACTACATCTGTGTCGAAAAGAATCTCGCTAACTGGGCGGCATCCAAGGAACGGCTTAAAGCAATTGGGAGCTGAATTACTTATTCATATTCTGGTTCAATTTTGACAGATGGGACAGATTAACGACATCAATACGCAGCTGCAGGAAAGGCTTGTAGCAGAGATCGAAGGCATAGCGATGTTGTCGCGATCGATGTGTCAGGTCGATGGGTTGGTTGTAACTGTCCCATTACAGGTGAAATGCTACCCAAAGCGTCGGACGGAGAATGATCTTCGAACGCTCGCAAATGCGGGCGCGGTATTGACCAGGTACGCTGGATCAACATATGGTCAGAGCCGGGCTGGGAAAGGATGGTTCGTGCAGGATCGTGAACTGTCTTTCGAGGTTATTTGTGTGTCGAATTGCCTTCTCGATGAGGATGCGGCCAAGGGTATATATGAGATCCTTGATATAGCATCTGATAGATTGATCGGCCATGTTCCGGCGGGCGCGGTTGGCCCGGTAAGCCTGATACGTGATGATTATTTGTCTGAGCTCGATGGATCATGGGAGTATGGGATTATTGTGTCCGTTCCGGTACAGAAAAGAGGAGCATCCTGATGCATGTGGTCGATCAGATTCGTCTTGCTCTGGTAACGCTGATGACGCCGGTGAGGACAAGCGTGTATGAGGGTGAGGTGCACCCAGTGACACCGGATACGATGCCCGGTTTGTGTGTATGGGTTGGCAATGAGGTGTCTGATGGCGGCACACTGAAGGCAACGCAGCGAGAGCTGACAGTTTGCATCGATGGTTATGCATATGGGTATTTCCCCGATGCGGAGTTGTCGGCGATCCTTTTGGATGTTGAAACGGTGCTGTTTGCTGATAAGGGTAATGATGGTCGGTTTTTTGGTGGATTGGTAACATCGCTGGCTTATGTGGGGGCGACGCGTGAGTGTCCAACGGCCCCATTCGCACACGGGATAATAAAGATCAGATATAACGCACAATATCAAACGGAGGACGGATATGGTGAAACCGCTGAGTGAGGTGGTGATGATATCACCACACGGAATCGAAAAGAATTGCCGCCCTGAGGTGATCGACTACTTGAAGGAAGTTGGGTGGACGATCAAAGATGTGGCTCCGGGTCTCGTAAAACAACAAAAGCAGGAGGAAAAAGAGCATGGCAAGGTATAAATCTGAGCTTGGTGATGTGAAACTGGGGACATACGCAGTTGCTCATATCAAGGATGTGACGTATGTCACTCCGGATCAGACGGAGATTCTCGCTGATGAGGCACATGCCGATGACGCAGAAGTGGTTGATCTGGCGACTCGTGGAGTTTATGCACTCGAGATCAACGTCAACCTCGACGACACTGATACAAATGGCCAGGTCGCATTGGAGAGCGCTTATGCAAGCCGATCGACAGTGACCGCCACTTATGCCGCACAGGGATTTGTCACTGGTAATGTGACAAAAACAGGCGCATGTTACGTCACGAAGGTGCCGAACCGCGGCGGCCAGGGAAAAAATACTATTGCAAGTGGAGTGTATCGCCTGGTGTTCAAGGCAAAGCCAACAGCTGGCGTTGCGGCCTGAACGGCGGTTGTTATTGAGGTTTAAACAATCGGCTTAAACGCTGGTCAAATGGTTTTTAATCAACTTTCTATCGAGGATAATTATGGCTGGAGTTTTTGACAGAATCAAAGATAAGATGTCGGTTGCCCAGAAACGCGAGAAGTACGTCCCGGAGTGGGATGTGACTATCAGGTTCAAAACCACATCTGTATATGAGGCGTCGATTGCCAGGGCGATGGTTGGAGACAAAGCGTCACTCTCAGATTATCACGTCGCGTTGGTCAATCTGAAGGCCCTTGATGAAAACGGATGCCGGATATTCGACAACAAACAGCTGCGAGAAATGCAGGAATGGCCGTGCGGTCAGCTGTTCAGTGAGCTCGCGGCAGAGATGAATGTCGGAGTGACGCTGGATGCTGCAAAAAACGCCTGCGGGACGACCCAGAGTTCAGATTCTGGTTCGTCCTCGCAACCAGGTTAAGCATGAGTGTTGATCGGGCGCAGCAAGAAGTCCCCGGTGAAGAGTTTACATACTGGGCTGCGCTGTATGATCTCGAGGATGAGGAAGATGAAAATCGACGAAATCAAAGAGAATCGTGATGTCTGGAAATTCCGGAAATAACCTGCTGATCAAAGTATTGTTCGAGGGGGATACCAACGATCTGCCTGTCCGGCAGTTTGTTGGTGACCTTGACTCGGTACATGCGGTAGGTGGCCGGGTGAATGATACCCTCGGGCTCCTCGGCCCGATCGCCACAGCTTCGTTGGTGACTGCTGGCGTTGCTGCTGCGTCAGCTTTGACCGGTGCGCTGTTGGCTGCTGCCGATGCGAGTGCTCGCGTGGAAAAGGGTGTGATGGAAATCGGTACTCTTGTCGGTGGTATGTCGCGCACAGAGATTAAGTCGATGACCGATGAGTTGACGCGAATGTCAATTATGTCGGGCCAAGCAATCGAACCGCTGATTAGGGCTCGGTATGATATCGTTTCAGCTGGTTTCACGTCGGCGGCTGACAGTGCGACAATGCTTGACCGATCGGCGCGATTGGCTGTCGGCGGTGTTACCTCGGTGTCGACTGCTGCTGACTTGCTTACTACGATCGTGAACGCGTACGGCCTGAAGGCTGCTGATGCGGCCACGGTGTCGGATGACTTGTTTACCGTCGTACGGAACGGTAAAACAAGAATGGATGATCTTGGCGCGTCTATGGGTCAGCTTATTGCAACTGCTGGACCGATGGGAGTGTCGTTGGATGAGCTTGGTGCCGGTTTGTCGGCTTTGACGTCTCAGGGGCAGGCGACAGCAATTGCCTCGACATCTCTGTCGGCAGCTGTACTGGAGTTGGCAAAGCCATCGGATACTCTTGTTAAAGCATTGCATAAAGCCGGCATCGAATCGGATAACCTGATCGCGTCAGGTCATGGATTGAAGGGGGCTCTGGAGTTGCTGAAGCAGGCAAGCGAGGAGACCGGGATACCAATTAATAAACTCATCCAGCGAGAGGAGGGGTTACGAGCGATCATGCCTCTGTTGTCGAGCGCTTCGGAAAAGTTTGCAAATGACCTGGCATCGATGAGTAATAATGCTGGTTCAGCTGATGCGGCGTTTCAGCAGATGTCAGGGTCGTCAGCAATGCTGAAGGATCAGGTCGGTTTGGCGTTCGATGCAGCAAAGAGGTCGGTTGGTGAGGCAATTATTGAGACCGATCTGTACAAGGACACGTTAAAGGGGCTGAAGGGTTTTTTTGAAGAGATTGCTGGCGCGTCAAGCGATGCATCAAAAGGAGTTGAGTTAGATGCATCTGTTATGGAAAAGGCTTTGCGATCAGTTGGGAAAGCTGCGCGTGAAGTCGCTATTGACATCCAGAGTATCTGGACAAATTATTCTGAACCTATCGATAGGTTTGAAAAATCATGGAATGGAAAAAATTCCTATCAGGTACTTGTTGGTAAAATAGAGACAAACCTCAAGCAGACAAATTCCGCAAATAACTATTCCAATGATGCTGAAAATGATTTTGTAGCATCATTGCCGGCGACGACTGGAAAACTGAAAGAAGTTGCAGGACAAGCAGCCACTACGGCAAAGAGCCTTGGTAAAACGAATGCGTCGTCTGATAAAATGAGTGCCGCGGCTATGCAGGAGGCTCATGAGATCACGAAGGCTGTTGAGTGGTATCGAAAGCATAATGAGCAGATCCCTGGAACGATTGCTCTCGAAAACGAGCAGGCAGACGCGATGATCGCGCTGAATCGACTGCTCAAACTGCATATTATCAGCGATGAAGATTATGTGATTGCAATCGATGAGGCGAGCATGCGATTGGCGCAGGGGTCGAGAGCACTGGCTCAAGAGATGGAGCAGGATTCTGCTGCCAATATTTACGGTCAGTTTGGCCTTGACTCGCAGGGTATTCCAACGGAGGGTATTGATGAATTTTCGAAAGCGGCCAAGACGATAAAGGATGCGTCTGAAAAGATGCAGACGGCCGGGAATGCAATCTCTTCCCTTGGTTCTCAGTTGGGTGGACGGATTGGATCCGGAATAAGCGGAATTGGACAGGGTTTGAATGTGCTGGGAACGGATACCTCACAGATGACTGATGATCAGAAAGCCCTGAATTCGATTGCTGGGTATACGACGATTGCCGCTGGGATTGGAACTACGATTGGCGGGTCTATTGGTAAGACAATTTCGTCAACTGCTTCGATGGTTTCGACGGGGGCAACG